TGCGCCCATCCAGCCGCCGAAAGCGCGGCGGGCATTTTGTTCAGTTCGGCTTGGATTTCTTCGATGGTCATGGCGTGTCTCCCTGTGAGGTTCAGGCTGCGGGGCGGGACGCGGCATCGTCAGAAGCCAGCATCTGCCGAAGTCGTTTTTCTTGGGCGGCCCATGCGGCTTCCCATGCGGCGTCCCCTGCGGCGTCCCCTGCGGCGGCCCGTGCGGCTTCCCATGCGGCGGCCCATGCGGCGGCCCGTGCGGCGTCCCCTGCGGCGGCCCGTGCGGCGTCCCCTGCGGCGTCCCCTGCGGCGGCCCGTGCGGCGGCCCGTGCGGCGGCCCGTGCGGCGGCCCGTGCGGCGTCATCCGCTTCGTCGTTTCGCAGCATGGCGATCTGGTCTCGGACCCTGGTATCGTTGGGCCGCTCGGCCTCGAACAGGTGCAGCACCTGCTCCGCGCACCACGCATGGAAGTGCCGAGCCAGCCGGTCATCCGGCATCGCGTAGGACAGGACCCAAAGCGCGTCGTCCAGCCCGTTGCTGTCCAGAACCGTCAGCAGGTCCAGCGGCTCGTCATCGGCGGAAGTCTTTCCCAGCGTTCCGAGCAGCTTGCGCCAGCCATCTTCGCAGGGCGATGCCGCGCGGATGGCTGCAAGGGTGGTGGTGCTGGCGTAAGGCATCGTCGTCTCTCCCGTTTGTCTGGATTGAATATGCCCGCACTAATTTTGCGCGTCAACCCCCTTGACCGAAAAAAGTTTGCGGGTATATTGGGGCCATGGAAACAGCATCTGACATCATCAGCGCAGCGGGCCGGGATCGGCTGAAGGCCACATTCGGCGTGAAGGATCGCGTCTTGCAGATATACGCGGCGACGAACGTGCTGCCAGCTGCATGGTTTGACGCTCTGGAAAACATGACTGGCCAGACGCTTCCCAGGCACCTGTTCACATTCAAGGGAGCAGCCGAATGACCGACATAACCTTCGTAGTCATCATCCTGTTCACTGTGGTTTTCCTCGCCGTCCTTTGCGCACTAGCGTTCTGGGCCTATGTGATCGACCGCAACCGGGGTCTCTTCGGCGATGCGTTGCCGCGCCATACCGATGAGGAGAGGTTTCTGTGACCGAGCAACCCGGACGCAATCAAAACACTGTGGAGGACTGCATGACCGAACAACCGAAAGACGGCGGCGGGGCTTTCCCGTTTTCCCCGAACGACCACAGCACGTCACACATGGCGACCAACGGCATGTCCCTGCGCGACTGGTTCGCGGGGCAGGCGCTGGTAGCACTTCTGTCAAACCCAAACGCGACTGTTGATGACGGCATTGCGGCAGAAAAAGCTTTTTCTGACGCCGCTTACAAGATGGCAGATGCCCTGCTTGCCGCACGGGGGCAATCATGACCCCCGCCCGCAAAGCCGCGCTGCAATGGTTTCATGACCGGGGGATGGTTATGCCGCCTCTTTCGCTGCCCGATTGGCTCACCGAGCGCATGTTCCGCCAGATGATCCGGCAGCAGCAGGTGGGTCTAGACACTAAAGGATGGAGCCTCACCGACAATGGCCGCCGCGCGCTGCACGGTGACGCCACATGACCCATTCCGACACCGATCCGGCGGTCAATCCGGAGCCTCGCCTCCCTGCCAACTCCCCCGGCTTAACGGCTGGGGGTTTTTCTTGCTGATAGGGGTTGATTATTACAAGTAAGACGACTAGGTTTGTCTTATGGAAACGGGAGACATGACCATGAACGCACTTGACCTGATCGCCGCCGCCAAGGCCCGCCGCACCGAAGCTGGACTTGTGGCCGCAAACGGCATCGCCTGCCGCAGCCAAGCCGAGGTTGATTACTACAACTTCCGCGATGCGCAGCCCCGCAATGCTGATGGACACATCGTGACGACGCCCGAACTTCGCGCCATGAAGAAGGCGGCAGGCAAATGACCCTTCAAGACATCCTGACCGGCCCTGTTGCTGATCGTCCCTGCCGCGCAATGCACCCGATGACCGAGGCGGAAGCGCGCGGCGTCTTGATCCAAGCCGACCGCCAGATGGCCAAAAAGAACCGCGGGCCGGCGTTCCGCAAGTTCGCCGATAGCCCCTTTGCCCGTCTGACCGATGACGCCCGCGCGTTGTATCGCGCCTATGCCAAGGCCTACGGAGCATGAGCCACAAGGACAACGCCAAGCATCAGGCATCCTACCGCGACCGCCAGAAGGCCAAGGGGCTTGTGCTGGTGCAGCGGTGGGTGCCTGCGGAGAAGATGGACGCCGTTTGCAAGGCGATGGACGAGGCCGTGAAATGATCGCCGCGCTGTTTGTCGAAACTGGCGGAAGCTACTACGGTCTGCCCGGCGTGGACCCGTGGGACGAAGCAAGAGACGCGCGCAAGTATCGCGGTCCGCATCCTGTCGTCGCACATCCCCCGTGTCAGCGCTGGGGTCGATTCTGGGCTGGGCAGCCACTGTGGATTGCCCGCACGGGAGAGCGCAAGGTAAAGGGTGACGACGGCGGCTGTTTTGCGCATGGCTTGTGGGTCGCACGCACGTTCGGCGGCGTCATGGAGCATCCCGAAGGCAGTCATGCATGGGCGCACTTCGGGCTGAACAAGCCGCCGCGTGATGGTGAATGGGTTGTGGCCGACCGGTTTGGCGGCTGGACCTGCCGTGTTGAACAAGGCCAGTATGGCCACTATGCCCGCAAGCCGACCTGGCTGCTGGTCTACGGCGTCGCTGGGGCAGCCCTGCCAGACCTGCGCTGGGGCAAGTCCGAACCAACCTTCCCGCAATGGGCCATCGACCGCTACGGCCTGACCAAGTGCAAGCGCGCCGGGGAACTGGCGTTCAAGGGTGGCGGCAAGGACAACCATCACCGCATCGGCACCCCGCCCGAGTTCCGCGACCTGCTTCTCAGCATCGCACGTTCGGTGCCCCAATGACCCCCGCCGAAGCCATCCGCCGCTGCGCCACGGTGGCCGAGTGCCACGCGCTGCGGGCCAGTCTGGGCGAGATGACCTCTGCGGAATACATGGCGCTGTTGATGCGGATTGAGGCGTTGAGGAAGGCTGGAACTATCGGTTCAGGTGTTCAAGTATCTGCCGCGAAGCATCCTTAGCCCCGCGTCCGACTACCACCTTGTGACCGATGTCTTCCAGATAACCAATCATGTTGGACTGTTCGCGGGACAGCCTTCCGCCGTCTGCCCGCTTCATTTCGACCCACAGATTCCACGCGGGAATGTGAAGGTCAGGAACGCCAGGAACAACTCCTTCTGCCTTCAATCGCTTGGCCGCGCTTATGGCGCGGTGTTCCCCGTTGGGGACAGCATAGATCAGGACGCCGGGAAATTTCGACCGAAACCATGTGACTAGCCCGGCCTGTTCGTTGTGCTCAGAAGGGGATGGATTCTTCGTCATAGAATTGAGCCTCTTTCTTTTCGGAAGGGCGATAGTCCAACTGGACAATGTCATGGAATTTGCCGTTGGGCTTGATCTTGATCCGGCTAGGCCAGTTCCACATTGTGCATTCCCCAAGCGCGGCCACGGTGGTCATACCGGTCGCCCCCAAGACCTTCATGCGGGCATGGTAGCGGCTGGCGGCATATCCGCCATGGTCAGGGCAAAGCCATTCGCTGATTGTCACCATGCCGCAATGATAGGTCACGCGGACGCTGTCCGGCTTGCCTTCCTTTTTCCAAATCTGATAGGCGACGCTGTCCACATCGACCCATTCCGACTGCACCTGACTGGACAGGATAGCTCCCTCGTAGGACCGAGTTGCATGGTTGAATTCCGGTGCCGGAAACTCGAAGTCACACTCAATGCAGTTCCGCACCGCAGCGTGGTTGATCGTTTGGCAATTCGGGCAGGTCTTGGTCGGGGCAACCCCACCCGATTCCTTCGGTCCTTTCTTGGGCTTCACCTGATCAATGAAGCCGTGCCGCGTGACGTTCTGTCCATAGTCCAAGATCAGGCAGTCAGTCTTGCCGGGGGCAATGCGCGTCCCGCGCCCCACCATCTGCACATATAGCCCCGTGCTGGCCGTGGCGCGAACAAGGGCCACTAGGTCAACGCCAGGGGCATCGAAGCCCGTAGTCAGGACATTCACATTGATCAGGCAACGCAGCGAACCGCGCTTGAAGGCATCAACCCGCGCGTCCCTATCCTTCATCCCGTCCGCGCCCGTCACTACGGCGCAGCCGATGCCGTGGTTGCGAAACTCGGCCTCCAGCATCTCGGCATGGTTGACGCCCGACCCGAAGATCAGCCATGACTTCCGATCCTTGCCAAGTGAAACAATCTCGGCAACCGTGGCCTTGACCAGTTCAGGATCACTAGCGGCGGTTGCAAGTTCGCTTTCGATGAATTCCCCGCCGCGCATGTGAACGTTGCTCAGGTCGATCTGCTTGACGCCGCCCTTGCTGATCACTGTGGACAGGTAGCCCTGCTCCATCAGCATCGCTATGGGAATGTCATGGGCGATGCCGTCAAAGATTGCGCCTTCGCCTTCGTGGAGCACCCCGCTGTCCAGCCGGTAGGGCGTGGCTGTCAGGCCAACAATCTTGACCGCGCTGTTGCAGACCCGAAGGTCTGACATGAATTGCCCATACCGGGTTTCCGCGTTCTTGGGCAGCATGTGGGCTTCGTCTATCAGCACCAGATCAGGGGCCGGAACAATGTCATAGGCCCGCCGCCACACGCTCTGGATGCCCGCGAAGGTGATGGGCTTGTCCAGCCGCTTCTGCCCGATGCTGGCGCTGTAGAAGCCTATATCCGCTTCGGGATAAAGCGACAGCAACCCCTTCGCCCCTTGGGTCAGCAGTTCCTTGACGTGGGTTACGATCAAGACCCGAGTGCCGGGGAATGACATGGCGTCCCGCACGATCTGGGCGATGATGGCCGTCTTGCCCGATCCGGTTGGGGCCACGATCAAGGGGTTCTCGCCCTTGCCTTGCGCCCAATAGTCGTAAAGAGCGTCCACCGCCTTTTTCTGGTAGTCGCGAAGTTCAAACGCCACGGGCTTTCAACTCCTTGCTGGTGCCAGGATGATTGCGGATCACTTCGCCGTGCTCCGTGGTGTATTCGATCCAGTCGTCTCCCGCGTCCGAGACTTCCCACGGCATGATGTGGTTGTTCCAGATATGGTCATCGCAGCCTAATTGACCCGGCGCTGTTTCGCCATGCCGGGCACAAGACCAAGTGCCGTCTTGTTCCGCCGTCGAATGGGCGCAAGTCCGGCAGTTCACGTCCGGCAATTGGCCCCGATGACAGACATTCACAAAGCTGCAAAACTTGCAGCCCCAGAAGCTTTCATCCGGCCCGATCTTACCCGGCGGCGTGTCGGAAAAGATGATGGCCTCGGCGCGTGCCATGGCCTTGAGCGCCACGGCCTCGTCATACTTGATCCGCTCGCCATATATTTCATCTGTGTTCTTGTTGATCGCCATGAACAGCGTCCGCTTCAGCCCGGACAAGTGCATTCCTACCTGCACCTGCACCCAATAGACGGGCTGGGTCAATTCAACGCCACGGGCGGAACATGCCTTGAAGTTCTTGTCGTTCATGGTCTTGAATTCAAGGACATGCGGCTGTGCGCTTTCCCGCAGCCCCTCAATCACACCGTCCAGGCTGATCCCGAAGTGACCGCCATGGGCGGTAAAGTGGACTTGCCGCCCCGTTTCGGGGTCACGATCCCAGACAGTGCAACCCACGTCCCGAAGGTTCTTTATCAAGCGGGTTTCCTCAAGGTCGCCCGTCTCGAACAGGCGGCAAATGCGTCCCTCAATCGGTTCGGCCCAAGCCCACCGGAACGAATACCAGATCGCCCTGTCGCAATCCTTGCCTATCTGGCTGCCGCCCAAATGTGGGCGATTGCCGTTCTTTCTCGTCTTCTCATAGTGATCGAAGATCGCCGTTACCGTTGGCAACTTCGCGTATTTGTCGATGTCCATGCGCTTCCTACTCCACTCAGTGATCCGGCCCCTCAGGGCCGGACTTCTGAATAGACTACTTGCCGCGCTTCCACGGGGGCGTTGATCCGCCCGCCTTGGCTTCGGTCTTGGCTGCGCCGCCTGAGACTTCGGAATACCCCTCGATCTCATTCGAAGCGCCGTAGTCGCCTTGCGCGGCCTTGACCTTGACCTTCACCATCAGCGGCTTGTCGTGCAACTCGTCGCTGTTGCGCGGGGTCATGACGCCCACTGCCCGGCAGATCGCGGACAGGGTGCGCTGGGCAATCTCGACCGCCGTCACGTTCGGGTTGTTCAGGTTCAACCGCTCGGTCAGCGACTTGCCCTGATGCTCGCCTTCGATGATTTCGGCGTTCATCTGCAAATAGCTGCCGGTCTGCGCCTTTGTCGGCTTTTCTTCCGACTTGGTGAATACGCACTTATACCACCCCGCAGGCAGCACTTCGCGGGGGGCATTGGGTTCGACTGTGTTGGCATCAAAGCCACCGAGGTCCATCATGTTTCTTTCTCCTTACTTCGCTACGAATTCATTGAAGGGGTTGCCGCCGTCAAAGGTGAAGGCGATGGGTTGGGTCACGCCGAAGCGGTTCTTCGTCACGCTGGATGCCTGGGGATAGCAGATGATTTCCCGCTCCCCGGTGCTGATCGCGCGCTTCTTGTCGCCGTCGCCCCGCGTGAAAGTCTTGAGGCGGATAAACGCCACAAGGTCCACATTGTCGGTGTAGTGCGGGATCGACTTCTTGTGCATCCGAACGGTATAGCGCCCGAAGGCATCCATATCCGGCAGGTCCAGCGTTTCGGTGTCGGCGTGGCCGATGAACACCACGTTCATACCCTGCTCATAGGCCAGCGCGCCCATCCATTCCC